GCGGCTGCAGTACCGGTTGAAGAACCGTCAGTAGAACGGAAATCAGCAGGAGCAATCCACTCAGCGGTACCAGCTTCAGGATTAACTGGTAGATTGAGGGTATAAGAGGTCATGTTGATGGTACGACCAAATGCAGGTGCAACAACTAGGCGCTGACGCATTTCATCTTCCATACTACGTGAGAATTCTTTCTCCCAGTCACCAGCTACACCGGAATCGATGTGAGCGCCGGCTTTGGCTCTTAGATCACTAAAGGCTGGAAGAGCGATAGTCTGTTCTAGAGACTTGTTTAGTAGCTTGGAAGTTAGTACTAGACCCTGAACTTCGCTGGTGGTAAGTCTAGAACCTTTGGCCTTATCATGGAACTCCATCTTAGACTTCTGAATAGCCTGAAGTTCGGCAGCCTTGGTAGAAAGCTCCTCTTTTAGGCCCTTTAGCTCTTCTGCTAGAGAAGCAGACTCGGACTCAAACTTAGACTTTAGATCGTTAAATAGTTTCTCAGCCCCAGTAATAGCGGTAGCTGATGCCTTATCTGCGATCGCATCTAGTTCAGCTTGCTTTGCGGTTTCAGCAGCCTTCGCGTTTGCTTCGGCAGCCTTTAGCTTTTGTAGCTGTTCAGCGATTGCAGTTTCTAGTTCTGTTTTATTCATTTCTTTCTCCTTATGGGTATCCTTTTCTTTAGTAAAGGACTTAATTTCTTCGTCAGTCAACGATTTTCTAATAGAAAATAGAGCATCGGCATTGGCTGGTACAGAGACTACCGAAATCTCCATTAACTCTAGGTCTTTAATGATAAAAGCATCCGTATCCGGCTCATACTCAGCATCTAGGATTTGGAAACCTACTGAGAAAGCGGATAGAACACCGTCTTGAATTAATTGATAAATTTCGCTAGCTGCTGAACTAATTTTAGCTGTTATACTCAGGCCATTAGGTAAAACCTTATGATCTATCATTTTACCTACAGGCTTAGAGTGATCGTGAAAGGCTAAGATAATAGGATTCTTTAAGTAGTTTGAAATTCCTCTAGCCCAAGCATCTTTGCTTACAATATCGCCCTGTCTATCCTTATCTGTAGTATTAGCTAAACCTTCGATAATTAGTTCTCCCGAATCATTTTCAGCAGCTTTAATTGAACTAATTAGCTCTATTGTTTTATTCATCTGTTTCTTCCTCTCTTCCACCAATACCGGCATCCTGAGCAGATCCAGCTACGTTAGCTGGTAAAATTAAGCTATCTGCTATCTCATCCAGCGAAGGTGTTTGACGTATCCTTTCTCTAGCTTCGTTTCTAGTCATAATCCCGGCGTTTACTAACGAAGTTAGGTAATTGCCGAGTTCGCGAAGCTCTGGAGTAAGGGCTATAACATCTTGTGTAACTGGAGCAATATCGTACCCAAAATAACTTTCCATAGCAGCTATAATCTTATTAACTATAGGCAATACAGTATTAGAATAAAATAATTTATTGTTGGGTGAGATATTGGCGTTATTGCCGCCCTCTAAAAGAACACTAGGAATACCTAAGGCGGTAAGAATACTGCTCTCCAGATTTTTGGTTCCTTGGGAAAACTCAAGCTCCTTAAAGTTAGTAGTTCCTACTTCTTTTACTTTTAAATCCGAATCTAGTATTACTGGAGACCTGGCTCCTGTAGAAGGATTAAACTTACGTTTAAACTCCGCTAGTAGCCTGTTTTTCATGGCCTTACCTAGAGTATTAGGAGTTTCTAAAACTAAGCCCATGACAGTACCGTTTTCGAAAAACTTACCCTGGTAATCCAGCATTTGGTTTAGCCTATCTATATTGCTTTTCGCTGACGATAATCTTGAAGTGCCTCTATAGATAGACGTAGCTGAATTTTCCTTTATGTGTATAATTTCATCGGGCTTAAAGTTTACTTTATTATTATAGGAGTACCCTTCTACGTAAGTTATTGTACTAGTATGAACCTCTACAAAGTTTGCTGGAAGACCATATAAATACGCTCCATCCCAATAAATAAAGGCATTTCCGTCTAATAGTATATCTATAGTTAGAAATCTAAGAAACTCTTCAAAAGGAATGTAGGGATTGGGCCTGTAGGTAAGAAGTTCAGTAAGTTTCTTCTTTCTAACAGTAACCTTTGGCTGAATGCTTAGCTTGTCTTTAATATCCCACTTAATTGAAGATACCGAGTCTGCAATAAGGTTTACGCCCCTATTTACTACCTCTATCTTATCGTAAGCGTCCTGATAAGTAATTATTTTCGATGAAGGTGAGACTTCGTCTCCTTCATGAAATGCTATCTCCTCTTGGGCGGGATTTAGCTTCTCTACAATGTTGTCCCACCATCTCATACTATAATCTCCTTAACTTAGATCTGCATTAGCGTATAGGGCTACATAACCTAGAACGTTACCATCTTCATCGTACACTGGTACTGTGCTAGTAGTACTAGGCATAGCGCCTGTAGCTTTAACTGCAGCAGTCTCCTCGGATGCTAGAGCGGTAACCTTACGGATGTGTGCGTAAAGCTTAGCACGTGCTTTTGAATCACTCATTCTAAATCTCCTCTAAATTTTAGTCTTTGTCTAAGTGCCCAGCGCTGCTGCTTCTTAGCAGTTGAAAGCGCTGGAGTTTGGCCATACACCTTGTGTAGCCGTTCGTTATGGCATACCTTACACAAAGTAATAACATCTGTAACAAGTTCTTTTTTGTGGCTTTCTATGAAATCGTCTCTGTAGTTCTGCATCTCTTCTGCAGTTTTAATAGAGATATCGTTGTCGATTTTCCACTTTCTCCAAAGAACAGATACGGTGTTAAAGTGGTGAAGCTGCAGATCATGTTTTGTTCCGCATATTTCACACTCAGTATTTTTAGTGTATAGCGTCTTGACACCATCCCTAACATACTTAACTTCGTCCCGTTTTAATTTACCTGTCAATTTTTTCATACCTAATTTCCATTTTCTATATTATACTACACTTTTAAAAATTTGTCAAGTACTTTTTTGTACCTATTTTGTATTCGTTCATTAAGTTTTATGTAATAAGATTTAATGAATGTGTATATACAGCGTACCTAACAGCATCCATAATGTGTGAATACTGGTCATGTACTGGAACTTCACGTACCGTATCCGTGTTCCACCTGTAGTTACTAAAACCGTTAATGGTGGCTAAACAACTATTGTCTACGAGTAATTTGTTATTGTCCACTAGGGCCGCTACAGCACCAATACCATCTGTAATAGATTTTTTAGCATTGATTGTACTAATGTCATAGGTCATAGCAAGATCAGCGCGAGTTTGTGCCGCTGCACTATCAATGTAAATATTATCTATCTGCCACTTAGCAACAAGCCTATTTATCTCTCTAGCATGAATTTCTGTACTAACAGCGGAAGCTATGTACTCGTCTACGATGTAGAATTTTGAACCATCGTTTAATATAACTACCATTGCAGTTTGATCTCTATAACCAATATCAATTCCTGCAAATACATCTACTACTCTAGTATTAGATGGTACATCTATAATTGAGCTTTTTGGTAAATCATATACTAGACCTTGAACTGCGTTAAATGAGCACTCATACTCCTGTTCAAAGAAGGCTTTTGACATAGTTGCGCGGGCTTCGCTAATATCTTTTTCGCTAATCGCTGGGTTATCGTGCCATGAAGAGCGAATCGACGCGTAGGCGTCAAATCGCGAATCCTTTGAAAAGCCTCGCATCCACATTTCATAAAACCAGTTCTTACCTCTAGGAGTAGAAATAAAGATTGCTTTTGATATTGGGTTACCCTGAGCATCCTTCTGGTCAAGAGTTGGTCTAAGCTGTACTTGGAACACATCTAAGCCTTTATCATCTAGAGCTGCTTCATCAAAGATGATTAAGTTATAGGAACGACCCACAACCGAGTCTGCTTGGCTAATCGACCCCATTCGAATAGTGCTTCCATTTTTTAGCTCAATAATTTTATCCTTCGCATTTGATTTTTCAATCTCTACGCCAAACCTATTTAGAAGTGACTTTTGTAGATCCCAACTAATCTGTGACAGGCTATAGTTTGGTGACATAATCAGAATACTGGTATTTGGTACCAATACTACAAGCTGTCCAATTACATTAGCAATAAAAGATTTACCGGTACGTCTAGAGAGGGCGGCAGTTATGAAACGATATTTAGGATGATTAATTGCATTTATTAAAGCTATCTGTGGAGTTTTGGGAGTTATACCCAATAGGTCTAAGTAGTTAGTTATTGATAGCCGCAGAAAGGGATTATCGTAGTCAACTAATCTAGAAGAAATAATATCGTCTCTACTGATTTCCATTTGGTCCTCCTACAATCTTATTTAAAAGATCCATGTAGTTTGCTCCATAGTTATTTTGTTGTACGTTGATTTGCGTTCCTTCTTTATGTTCTTTTGGAGCTTTGGCCTCTCGCTTTATGGCAAGCTCTAATTCCTTCATTCTCATATCATGGGCCATCTTTAGCAGATCTGCAATATCTTTGTTTGATACGAGTTCCGTCATTTCAAGATCCTCTAATTTTTTTGAAATAACTGTGGATAGGGCGTCCTGAATCTTATGTCTGTTTAAATACCCCTGCTCTAAAAACACGGTATCCACATACCTTCTAACAGGGGCCTTATTTAGATACCAAACTACTTCCTCTCTAGGAATTTCGAGCTCTTTTGCTGTTGCATCTATATCTAGACAATGAAGATAGGTATCTGCTATTACTAAGGCTTCGGGGCTGACTCTAGGATTGTCCAGCTCCTCAATTCCTTTTGTTTGTTGTTCTATATCATTACTCATTTTATTACCTCCGAAAAATATACTCCCATTTTTCCAATTATAACACAACTAGGAGAAAAAGTCAAGTAATTTTTGCTATTTGGGGCTATTTGGGGCTATTTGGGGCTATTTGGGGCTATTTGGGGCTAAATAATAGTGTAATAATGCAGCTAATTTAATACACGTTGAAGTTAAATTTTACTTGGTAGACCGGGTTACGCGACCCCAGCTATCAGGGTCTAAATAATAGTGTAATAATGCAGCTAGCGACATTTAATACACGTTGAAGTTAAATT